TCGCTGTAGCGACCATGAGATCGTAATAACGAAAGTAACTATTACCAATTGCACCGTAAGCGGAATTAAGAGAAATCTTCTTTGCCATTTGGATGTTCTCGTAGCGAGATATACGTTTGAGGATTGCGGGGTCACCAGTGTCTTCAAACTCTTGTTTAGCTTCGAGCATAAGTTTTTTATACTTGACACGATCATCATACACCTTCTCCATTAACTCTGGCAAGAAACCTCTAATGTCTTTGCGAAATAACGCACCATTTGGAGTCATGCAATATTCTTTGTCAGTCTTCACCTTACCATTAAGAATTTTATCTACCATTCCCTCTGCCATCTCGCTCTTGTCCACCAAAGTTTCTGGCGAGATGTTGTATTGCATGATAAGATGTGGATACAACGAGTTTAAGTCGAATGACATAATCCATTTATGCATACCCACTTGAGGGTCTTTCACATATGCACCCTCAAACTTTTCATTCTTCTCATGTTCTTTTTTCTGTGGTATCACCTTATTTTCTTTACGAAGGTGATTATATATCATGTTATCCCAGTAACGAACCTGTCCAAGAACATCAGTGAAGTTTACCTTACCATCATAAGCCATGGTCAAACACAACTCAATGAGACGCATCTTGTCCTCTAGTTTGTCAACCAGCTCAACGTCTGTGATATTGTATTCGATAAACGACTGATAGTCTTTCTGATACCACTCTTTAAATGTATCGAATGGATTGCCATCCTTGCGCTCACCCAACTCTACGAAAGCGATATGGTCCAAGGTATAACGCTCTTGATTAGTATATGTGAACTTGCGATACAGGTCAAAATAATCTAGCGCAGAGACACCTTGTATGGTGTACACTTGGTGCCTGCGTCCCATCTGATACACTTCTTTATCAAACACATTGTCCCAAGGTGACAACTTGTTCATCATGTCCTCACCAAGACGATTTCTAATGCGATTGCACAGATAGGGAATATCGAAGAACTCTGTATTCCAACCAGTGATGATATCTGGATAGTCTATCGCCCTCCATGTATCAAGAAACTGCATGAGTAAGTTATCTTCATCCTTGCACAAGCGATAGTCCACATCGTCACGATAGTTCTGAAACTCATGAAGGCCCCAGACAATAATCTTTTTATTCTGGTGGTTTTTCATGGTGATTGACAGCATAGGTTCTGCTGCATCTTTTGGGTTAGGGAAACCGTTCTCACACTCAACTTCGATATCAATCGTCACGATGAGGAGCTGGTCTTTATCCCAAGGAACATCATCAGGATATTGGTCACTAATATAACAATATGGATATTGAGTGTTACCAAAGACGATATCTTGATTTTGTCTTTGTTCTAACCATTCTTTTGCATCCTTTATCGAGTCACGTTTGTTGGGTTTAACATGTTGGCCATCAAGTGTAACATACCCTGTTGGCTCTGGTGATAGGTCAAACAGTGTTGGTTGATAGT